GAAACGTACTATGACTGGGCTCAAGGTGGACCAAAGCATACCGAGCTACAGAATGCTCGGGTAGACTTGTCGAACATCCATTGCAAACTCATTGCGTTAGCAAACCTGCCCGATGACCATCGCTAAGGCGACGGCAAAAGCAGAGGCAAAGTACGCGGAGAAAAGGGAAGCAATCGCTGCCGTTTCCACAGCAAAAGCGAATCTGCAAGCGCTGATCGCTGCCGCCTAATAAACTTCCACCACCAGAACAATGCGAGGCCGCCTTAACCGGGCAGCCTTTCTTTTTGAGAACCCGTCACACGCTGCGGGGAATATAGAGCGGAGGACCATTATGATCATCACTGGTATTGTCGCGCTTCTCGCGGGCGTCGCCATATACTTCGAGCGCCAGCGCCTGAAGACGGACGCGATCGCCGCGAAGGCGAAACTGAGCGTCTACGTCTCCCTGGTCGAATCGCGGCTGAAGTCGAAGGAGTCGCAGGTTCGCGCGAAGATAGCCGGCGACGTCGCGAAGATCGTCGCGGACGTCAAAGCGTGGGCGGAGAAGGAAGCCACCACGGCGAGCGTCGACTCATACAAATTCTCGAAGGACATCGTCGCGCAGTTCGAAGCGCGACTGAAGCAGATTCTGTAACATGAGCCGCCGACCAAAACCGACGGCGATCAGAGAACTCGAAGGCAACGCCTCGCACAGGCCGATCAACACCGAGGAGCCGAAGGCGCCGGCGGGCATCCCCGAAATGCCAAAGGGACTGCGCAAGACCGCGCAGCGCGAATGGCGCAGGATGTCCTGGCATTTGGACACGCTGGGCGTGCTCACCATCATCGACGGCAAAGCGCTCGCGATGTACTGCGACGCCTACGCCGACTGGGAAGAGGCGCAAAAAGACTGCACGAAAAACGGCCTCATCGTCGAAGAGCCGATCGTGAGCAAGGCAGGCGACATTGTCGGGTGGAAGAAAAAGCCCAGTCCGGCGTTCACCGTCAAGTGCATGGCGATGAAGCTGATGAAGTCGTTCCTCATCGAGTTCGGCATGACGCCCGCCAGCCGCACGAAGCTGCGGATCGACAAGAAGCCGGAAGCCGGCGCATTGCCGACGCGCGAAGACGCGGCGCTGGCGGCTGCAGAGGAAGTGGACTTGTCGAAGATCGACGAGACTTTGATTCAATAAGGATGGGCATTAGGTTCGCGTTACCGAAAAGGCCTTGCGCCGCGTCCGCCCAGTGCGGGTGACAGGCGAGGGGCCGAGTAGGGCGCGAGGGAGGCGGGCTCTTAACGCAACCGGGCGAGAGACGAGGAGTTGCGTCCGAATCTTTTGCCGGAAAGATCCTGCCTCACTTTACTTTTGGGAATTATATACTTGACTTCCGAAGGAGCGCATGATAGACTCATCACAGTTCGATAGAGAAAGAGAGGCGACCGTGAGCAAGTCCACGATTAGCACTTTCCAACTGTTTGAGTTGATTCCAGACGAGAAAGCGGCCATTACGTACTTGGAAGGCAGGCTTTGGCCTAGCGGCGCTCGGTGCCCGAAGTGTAGGAATCTTGAGCGAGTTTCACTCAGGAAAGATGGTATGTATATGTGTAATTTTTGCGTACTCAAATTTTCAATCCGTACTGGTACGATATTTGAAAGGTCACACGTACCTTTGCACAAGTGGGTTTATGCCATGTACCTGCTCCTGACGGCCCGTAAGGGCATCTCTAGCCTTCAACTGGCTAAGGAGATAGGAATCACCCAAAAGAGCGCGTGGTTCCTCTTACAGCGGCTCCGCGAGGCTTGTGGCAAGGATGTTCGGATGCTTCAAGGCACCGTGGAAGTAGACGAGACGTTCGTAGGCGGGTTGGAGCGGAACAAGCACACTCACAAGAAGCTGAACGAAGGTCGGGGAGCGGTCGGCAAGGTCGCTGTAATCGGGATGCGGGAACGCAACGGACGCACGGTCGCGATGCCCATCTCTCGGAACGATATGGACACGATTCAAGGCGCAATAACAGAGCGGGTAACAAACGGCTCCCGCCTAATGACAGACGACCACAGAAGCTACACAGGGTTGTCAGGGAAGAGTTTCAAGCATGAAGTTGTAAAGCACAGTGCGGGTGAATATGCTCGCGGGGACGCCAACACGAACAGTATCGAATCGGTTTGGGCAGTTATGAAACGCGGGTTGCACGGCGTCTATCACAAGGCGAGCAAGAAACATCTGAACAGATATGTCAATGAGTTTACTTTCCGCATGAACGAAGGCAACGTAGAACGCCACACTTTAGACCGCTTGGCAAGTTTCGTTGACTTGGTTACAGGTGCTAGAATTACTTACGAACAGTTGAAGGGCGGAAAGACTTGGTTTGATGCGGATTCTTTGGCACAAGAAATGTAAAATACGTGGCGCGTTGAAATCGGGATTGTCACCCCGAGCAAACGGTGGATAAGGCAGACATTAAAGCAAACCCCACCCGCCACAAAATACAGGATACAAAATGGGAACAGTTACATACAAGAATCAACCGGGAATCGAAAAGACTAAAGGTAATGTACCACTCGCTGGCACGCGACATTTATATACAGTCAAAAAAGTGCTTTGGCCAGAAGAGGTCTCCGAAGTTCTACGGTCTCTACTCATCCCGCGTTCTTTGCATGTCTGTGCTGGTCTCAGCCCTTTGGGAGATGTTCGACTAGATAACGACCCGAACAACAAGCCAGATGTTATAGGAGACGCAAATAAACTCCCGTTTGAAGATGAAAGTTTTGAAAGCGTGCTTTGCGACCCGCCGTACAATGGAAAATTCCAATGGAACCACGACCTACTATCGGAGTTATCTAGGGTCGCTCGTAAAAGAATCATTTTCCAACACTGGTTTATCCCCGCCGACGCAGATGGTCTCTGGAAAAAGTGGCATAAGTTCTCACTCACAGAAGCGTACATCTGGCAACCCCGAACTTATTTTGGTCGTGTTCAAGTAATTAGCGTATTCGACGCAGGTGAAGTATGAAAATTTTAGGGGTTATTTTACTGATTTTATTGATTATTGCCGCTGATTTTACTGTGGCTTACATGGGGCCGAAAGATAGAGAGAAGCGATAAATCTAAACCCAATCCGTACTAGGGCTTGTGCAAGTAAGGAGCCAAAGAGTGAAAAATGTTGAAAAATCTTTCGGAAGTCAAGTATATAATTCCCTTACTTTTTCAGGTAGCGTCACCCGGCCGAGGGAGGGAATCCATTGGCTTGCGAGGACTGCGGCGGTTGTGCGTGCGATTCGTCGAAGTGCGATGTTGTAGGGTGCGGCGAAGAAGCGCTCGTGTTCCAGATGGCGACCGGGAAGAAGTTCTGCATCAGGCATGCTTGGAAGTCCGACAGGCCTGACGAGAACGGCCTGCGCCACCCGACGCGCGCCACGTGGGACGAGAACGACATCGTCAGGGCGCACGCGCTGGGGATCAAGATAGGCGAGTGCTGAGCGGCCCTCGGACACGTGGCATTCGGCTAAAACCCTGGAAAAAAAAGCAGCAGACCCGTCACACTTTGCCCTTCATTGCGAGGCGCGCCCAAAAATATGACGCGCCGGTTCGACCCGCCACGCAGAAAGGCAAGACCCGATGCCGGCAGTAGTCATTCGCCCCCCAAGCGCCCCCAGGATAGACGCCTACAAAGTGGCCGTAAAGTACGCCACCGATGTGATCACCGGCGCCATTGTCGCGGGCAAGCTCCTCAAACTCGCCGCAAAGCGCTTCATTCAGGACCTTAAGTTCGGACCCGCCCGCGGTATAGTCTTCGATAGGAACGCCGCCCAGCACGTCGTCGACTTTTTCGGAACGCTGCACCACAGCAAGGGCGAATGGGGACCGCGCGCGGGCAGCCCGAAGGGCGACCCTTTCATGCTCGCGCCCTGGCAGGTGTTCATCCTCGCCAACATGTTCGGCTTTCTGCGCGCGGACGGCACTCGAAGGTTCCGCACGGCGCACATCGAAGTCGCCAGGAAGAATGGCAAAACCACCCTCATGGCGGGCATCGGCCTGTACATGCTGGCGGCCGACGGCGAGCCCGGCTCCGAGGTGTATTCGGTCGCGACGAAGAAGGACCAGGCCCGCGAGGTGTTCGACGAGGCGGTTCGCATGGCGAAGAAGTCGCGCGCGCTCGCGAACACCGTCCACTTCAGCGGGGGCAAGCTTCCGACCAACATGTCCATACTCGGAACCGCGTCGAAGTTCCAGCTTCAGGCATCGGACTACGGCACCGCGGACGGAAAGAACGTCCACTGCCTGATCGCCGACGAGCTGCACCAGCATCCGACGCGCCTGCTTTACGACGCCTACGCCCAGGCGACGGGTTCGCGCCGCCAGTATCTGATCATCGCGATCACGACGGCGGGCTACAACACGATGGGCGTGTGCTTCGCGCAGCGTTCCATTGTCGAGAATATTCTTACGGCTAACGTGTCCGTCGAAGACGGCGATTCGTTCTTCGGCTACATCGCGTGCATCGACGAGGGCGACAAGGACGGAAAAGGCGCCGACAATCCGATGGACGAATCATGCTGGGCGAAGGCGAATCCCAACCTGGGCGTCAGCGTGAAGATGGACAACATGCGGGAAGAAGCGGCCAAGGCCCGCATCGACCCCTCCGCCTTGAACAGCTTTCTTTGCAAGCGCCTGAACGTGTGGGTCAATCAGGAGATTCGCTGGATGGACCCCGCGAAGTGGGCGGCATGCAACATCGCAGGCCCGCTGCCCAACCCGCGCAGCCTTCGCATGGCCGCCGAGAAGAAGTTGGAGGGGCGCATCGCGCTCGGCGCGCTCGATCTGTCGTCGAAGTTCGACCTGTCGGCATTCGCTCTGCTTTTCCCGCCCGTGCCGGAAAGGATCGAGCGCACGGCGCGCCCGCAGACGCGCCAGGAAATTCAGTTCAGAACTCCCGTCGTTTATGACGTCGTCGTCGTGGAACCCGCCGACCCGCGATGGTCCGTGCTCGTATGGTTCTGGGTTCCGAAGGACGGAATACCCGAGCGCGTGAAGAAGGACCGCGTGAAGTACGACGTGTGGGAGCGCGACGGCTATCTGCTGACGTGCCCCGGCAAGGTAATCGACCACGAGGTAATCTACAACCATATTCTGAAGGCGCGCGAGAAGTACAGCTTTACGGATATCGCATTCGACTCGTGGAACGCGCAGTGGATTTCTAAAAAGCTGACCGATTCCGGATTCAAGGCGGAGTCCTGCCCGATGACGTACGCCAAGATGAGCGAGCCGATGAAGGAGGTATTCGGCGCGGTGATCGAAAAGAAGCTGGAGCACTACGGCGACCCGATACTCGCGTGGAACGCGGGCAACGTCTCCGCGACCACGAACGCGAACGGCGACGTCAGGCCGGACAAGGACAAGTCGAAGGAGAAGATCGACGGCATCGTGGCTCTGATAATGGCCATGAGCCTCATGTGCTCGAACCCGAAGAACGCGACAGGCAAGGGATGGGACTACTCGAAGGGCATCCAATTCCTATGACCTGTCACACCTTGCGGGCATTGAGGAGAGAAGTGTGTTCATCTATCTGATAACGAACACCGTCAACGGGAAATATTACGTCGGGCAGACGTACCGCAAGCCGCTTGCCCGTCTGCGTGCACACTTCGCCGCTGCTAGAAGCGGAAGTCCTTGGCGACTGCACAAGGCGATGCGCAAGTATCCCGCGGAAACGTTCGTTCAAGACGTGCTCGCTGTCGTCGATACGCAGGAGCAGGCGGACTCGCTGGAGAAGTTGTGGATAGCGTCGCTCGCCGCCATGAACTTCGAGGTAGGATACAACGCTTCACCTGGCGGTGACGCTCGTTCGCGAGAGAGCGCGCTCAAAGGTGGCGCAAAGCTTCGCGGCGCACTTAATCCTAACTTCGGCAAGACGATGCCCGCCGAGCAGCGCGCTAAGGTATCAGCATCGCGTAAGGGCAAATGCGTCGGACATGTTGTGACAGAAGAGACGCGCGAAAAAATTAGAGTCAAGCAGCTTGCTCGCGTGCGTTCTGAATATGAGATCGAACGTCTTCGAAGATTGCGCTGTGGAACAACCAATAGCGAAGAATCAAATAGGAAGCGCAGCGTCACACTTGCTGGTAAGTATGTAGGGGAGTTAAACAGTATGTTTGGCCTTGAGCATACCGAAGAATGGAAGCAGCAGCAAAGTGCTAGAGCAATAGCCGCGGGAATAAAGCCGCCTTCGTTCAAGGGCAAGCATCACTCTCCAGAATCACTAGTCAAAATGCGCGCCACTAAGTTGGCAGCGCACGCGGCAAAAACAGAGGCAATCGATGGCTAATTGGCTAACAAGAATGTTCAATAACGCAGTTGGTGGAAAACCAGAGATAAGAACATCGCTGGAAAATCCACAAACTCCGCTCTCTTTCCCCGCGGAATGGCTGCTCGATATTTTCAATGGAGGAAGGACAGATTCGGGCATCAGAGTTAGTGAGATGACCGCGCTCCAAGTGGGCACGGTTTTTGCTGCCGTCAACATCATATCCGACGGCGTGTCGTCCCTGCCGCTGCACGTGTACCGGCGCGCGACGATCGGCTCGCGAGCGAGCAAGAGCATCGCCGCGGACAGCCCGCTCTACAATATCGTCAACCTGGAGCCGAATCCCGAGATGACGAGCGCCGTGTTCCTCAAGGTGCTGATGGTCCACGCGCTCCTATGGGGCAACGCTTATACCGAGATACAGCGCAACCAGTCGGGACAGATTATAGCTATATGGCCGCGAAACCCGGCGCGCACGCGTCCCATTCGCATACTGAAGCCGCTGATGTTCCATGGCGACCTGCTTCCCGCGGGCACCCTGCTCTTCGAGACTTCCGACCAGATGATGGACTCCTCGAGCTACGTCGTCGACCAGAACCCGGAGACGATGACCACGGGACTGAAGCGCCTAGTGCTCGCGGAGGACATGATACACGTTCCCGGCCTTTCGCTCGACGGGCGACTCGGGCAATCGACGGTGTGGCTCGCGCGACAGGCGTTCGGACTGGCGCTCGCGACCGAGAAGTACGGCGCAAAGTTCTTCGGCAACGGCGCGCGTCCCTCCGGCATCCTCGAGACGCCGAAGGGACGCGCGCCGTTGCCGAAGAACTTTGCGCCG